TTTGTTACCGAAGGTATTAAGAAGAAGGATTTGACCAAAGAGCAGGCCTCAATTAGAAAGAAGGCAAAGACATTCACTTTGGCATGGCAATATGGTGCAGGTGCAAAGCGCTTGGCCAGTAGATGTAAAATTCTGCAAACGGAAGCGGTAAAGATGAAACACGCTCTCGATAAGGCCTACAGTCAGGCAAAGAAATTGCAGAAGATGTATATTACGGCAATGCATCAGGGTGACTGCGGGACAACGGATAGGTGCGTATGGATATTGCCTGACGGTTATCCGATATTCACCAGATATAATGCAGCATCTCCCACAACGTTAGGCAATCAGCCAATCCAGTCGTTTGGCGCATATATCCTTAGACAATGTTTGCGTAAGTGCCGAAAGGAGGGCTTAAAGGTCATTGCGCCGGTACATGATGCAGTGTGGATTGAGACTGAGGACCCTAATGACGGCTATAAGTTGCAGGCCTTAATGGACGCAACTGCTGCAGAGTGCACTGGATCATCATTATTGTATGCAGGCGAGCCGTTCATTATTGCCCATGGTGATTTGAAGTGTGAAGAGGCGGAGGACACTGAGAAATTCCGTCACATTATCGATTGCGGTATGAAAGCCGAGGTCAAGTGGCATAAAGAGGACGAAAAGCAGCCAATGAAATTGAAAAAATCAAATAAAAATAAACAGGTTGACAAAACGTAAACTAATTATTATATTTGATAATGTAAACAAATGAATGTTTACACAAAAGTAAAACAAAGTAAAAACAAGGAAAACAAAAAATGAGTAAAATTACATTACATGAATCCAAGGGTGGTGAATTTAAAGCTATTGAAAAGCCAGGTGTTTATAAGGCACGTTTGGCAGTATTAAGAACTTCGTGGCAGGATGAAAAGTTTGCAAAGAAGCCCGACGGCACACCGACGGACCCAAAGCAGTTAATCTCGTTCGTTTGGGACGTAAAGGACAAGAATGGTGAGCAGATTCATGTCACAACTAAGGCCTCTTCTATTTCTTTCAATGAGAAGAGCAATTTGACAGCATTGTTCAAGAATGTTAAGACTTTCAAGAACCAGGAAGACTTCGAAAAGTTTATTTTCGATAAGGATGATAACCTTGCAGAAATCTTTGCGGATGTTATGGTTAAGGTTGACAATAACAAGACTTCTGGAAAGGTCTATAATACAGTCTCTGAAATTATTGAACTTACAGACGACAATGGTGTCAAACCTTCCGAACTTAACGATTGGGACCTCAAGGTCTATGGTCAGGCTTGCGATGAGTTTGTGTTAGCAAAGGCTTATGAAGCTTCCAAGGCGTAAATAATTTAAATTCTACTGCTGGCTGATTTCATATTTAATACCTTAATTCGCTTCACTAATCCAGCAGTAGGATTTAATTGGTTGCTTCCTTCTTTGTCTTTATCCTTTTGTTATTTCTCCGGGAAGCAACCAATTAAGTCTAGTTTTCACGATTCCTGTCAATTAGACCACTAGGGCAACTTAGTGGTCTTTTACGTTATATAAATATATAAAACACGGAGGAGATTATTATGAATGAATTAATGACTTTGTTAAACGAACTCATCGAAAAGTATCAGATTGAACAGGGCGATGTTGCCGCAATCCAGGAAGCATTGGCCAATATTGAAGGCTCAGGCGACGATGAATTCGGCTACGAAGAAACTGACGTCTCTGACGACGAAGAATTTAACTAAACAATAAACAAGGCAACGTGCGCCTGTTTGCACGAAAAAGAGGACTACATTATGGCAAAGAAGAAAACAGAAGAACCAAAGCAGTTAGATTTCAGCGACAAGACAATTCCGGATGTTTATGAAGGGTTGGTCTGTCTCGACATTAAACTCTCCAAATTAATTGACATTTTAGAACCGGTCGCAAAATATATTGAAGATAAGCGAAACGGCACTCTCACGATTTAGGAGGGCACATGGCTAAAGGTCATGCACAAAATAAATCGAATATGAAATGTGTCGAGTGGTTGGAGAAGGAAGTCTCAGAACCGGACTTGTCGAACATGGGGAACAAGGGTAAAATCTACCTTTGGGTCCTTTGTTATAAGAAGCGATATTCGGAAGGTATTCACACGAACGATAATACATTCAATCGTTGGCGTTCATTCTGTGTACATTGTAAGGATTATGTTTACCCATACAAAATTACGTTTACAAGTGAGGCGGACGAAAGCAAATGGTCAGAGCCGTTCAAGGAATTGATTACCCGTTTCAATACATGGTTTGATGTGGTCAGGGGTCGCATTGAGATGATGCTGGCCCAGGACTATTTCATCTTTGGCAAGAATCCTAACTTAGAAATTCTTAAACGCCGCTTCCGCAATAACTGGGGAGAAAATCCGAATCGCACTGAAGTCAAGGTCAATAACAACTCCGACACTAAAGATACAACATTGGAAATTGTTATAGGCGGTGACGATGAAGTTGAAGTACAATCTTGAGGATAGGCTCCTACCGATACAAAAGAAATTAACACACAGTAAAAAACAGTATGCCGGGATTGTTTCATCTCGTTCTACTGGTAAAACATGGATTATGTCATGGCTAATAACTCTGGCTCTAATGAAGGGTCAGAGAATTTTGGCTTTCTCACAGACATATTCAACATTAAAGCAGAACCTATTTGCTGAAGTAATTAGGTGTTTTGCTGAATTACAAAAAGAATTCCCTCAAATATATGACCAGCTAATACCGCAATTTAATAAGTCAGATATGACAATTGCCTATAATAAAGGTATTTGTTTCGGATATTCTTATGACAATTACGAGAATGTTAGAGGCCAGTCTGATATTTCTTTGATGGTATTGGATGAAGTTGCGATGGCTCCAGCAGATTTATTGGATGTAGCGGGTCCTTGTTGTAGAGGTTTTGGCATTAAACCTAAAATTAGATTTTGCACCACACCCCGTGTAGGAACTATTTGGAACAGACGCTTCAAAGAACATATGGCGTTGGGTGATTGGGATATATTCACAGGAACATATAAAGAAAACGACAAATTATCTGAAGAATCAATTGCTTTAATTGAGTCGTCAGTTTCAGACCCGCTCATGAGAAAGCAAGAACTTGAGGGCGAGATTATGGACACTGCCATCGAGAACTGCATTTTGGCAGACGTCACTATGTCTTCAGTCGTCAGGGGTAAAGACAGTAAGTATTACATGGGAATAGATATGGCTCGTTATGGCAACGACTCTACTGTAATTATCGTTAGGGACAGCTTTAGAATATTGGAAAAGGTGCCGTTGTTCCATGCGGACACTTACAAGGTCGCATCGGAAGTTGAGAAATTAATCCGCAAATATCCCAACGTGAAAGTGTTTATTGACGGGACTGGCGGTTTCAGTTCGGGCGTCGAGGATTACCTTAAGCTGGGTTATCACATTAATTCCGTTAATTTTGGTAGTAAAGCAAAGGACCAATACAACTTAAATGCCCGTGCGGACATGTATACCAACCTAGTCAAGGCCATCGATGGAGGCTTCTTTATCGAGGACCAGGAAATAATGGACGAACTGTTTGCCACATCGTATATTATTACTGCTCAGGGAAAGAAGGCTATTGTGCCTAAAGAGGACATCAAGGAAATTCTGGGCCATTCTCCTGACGCAACCGACGCCCTTGCATTGACGTTCTACGACACTGATGAGGGAATTGACTTTAAGAGGGAGAGCGAATTGATGAGCCGCTTATTCCGGTAATAAATATATAAGATTATTATAAAGGACTTTAAAAATGGAACAAACGCTTCAAAAAATACGCGAAAAGCTTTCTAAAAGTTCATCTTACTATTCTGACCTAGTTAATAGAAAGGTCAGGGATTATGAAATTTATTCGGGAAACTATTGGAATGATGAATCTATTGCAGCTGTTGACAGAGTTGGCAGAATTTGCCGAAGCTTCAATATGTATGCGAAATTCTTAAACGCCATTGTCTCGCCGTTCAGCAAGTCGCCATGGCATTGTGAGATTGACGACCCAGATGGAACATACAAGCAGGTCCAACAGGCAATTGATGATTTAGAAAATACAACCAACACCAAATATGTCTTTACGGAAGCTGTAAGGGCTGCATGTATTTGTGGTGTTGGTTATGTTATTTTAACGTCGGTCAATGGTGAGCTCTCGTTGGAGGCTGTCAATGACCCTACCCACATCGCGTTTGATCCATGTTGCCGCGAACTTGACGGTAGTGACTGCGAATATGCAGGTGTTGTCGATTTTATTGCGACTTCCAAGGCCAAGAGATTATACGGTGAGAATGTTGTCAATTCTGACGGTTCTTGTATATTGGGTAATTTGGGAAGCCAGTGGACAATCCCTGCAGACAGCTGCCCAATCGTTACATTCTATGAAATTAATGAAAAAGGGACTGTCACGGTCACTAAGGCATGCGGTAACTTGATTATTTCGGAACCGATGGAATTGAATATTTCCAGAATTCCTATTTATCGCTTCTGCTACAACGAAGTAAGACGCAATAATAAAATAGACTTTAACGGTATTGTCGATATGACCGCGGACCTCCAGTTCGGTATGAATTTGGCATATTCGACATTATTGGAAAGAGCCAACAGAAGTCCTAAGGCAAACTTTCTCATGCCGGCTAAGGCACTTGATGGCCTCGAGAGATATTATGAGAAATTACAGACTAAGGAATCTCTTGTTTGTCTTTACAATGGCGACGTCGCTCCAACACCGATAGTTGAGACCTACCAAACTCAGGACTTAATGGCCACTATTGATGCTTGTAACTCCTTGATAGCCAACACTTTAGGCATCCCTTCAGAAGGAATCCAGCCGATGAGCGTCAACCAGACTGCTACGGAGATTTTGACACAACAGGCCAACAGCGAGAGCAATGTAAACTCTTTATACGAGAACGCATATCAGGCAATCTTCGCATTCACCAAGTCTCTGTGTGAAATTTATTGCTGGATGTTCAATATCGATAAGTTGCCAACGTTTAAATTAGTTAACGGTCCTGAGACAATTACTAAATTGCAGAAGCGCAGACAGCAATTATTGGCCATCTCTCAGTTACTCGACGAGAAGAGCCAGAAGATTATCGCCAAGCATTATATCGACACGCTTGACCAGGATGTTAAGGAACCTATTTTGGCAGATATTGTTGCTAACAGTGAAGATGTTATGTTCGTATCTGACAGCGATGGTAAGCAGGACCCAGAAGCAGTATCTGTATTGAACAAGATGAATGCAGTCCTCAATGAAACTCAGGATATGCTTGAACTTCAGGTCGCAAAGAATGCTGAACTCCAGAAGGAAATCGACACATTGAACATGCAGTTGATGAACCAGAAGGAACAGATACTCAAGGATATGATTATCCACAATGACGAAATGCGCCTCAAAGAACAGCAATTACAGATTGATGCGGCTGAGGCAAATGTTGAAGTCCAGGCTAAACAGGGACAGGCAAATGTTGCTATGACCAAGGAAATGATTTCCCTCGAGAAGGAAAAGTTGAAATTGGCCACTGAGCAACAGAAGGCTGTAAATGCCGCAATGGAACCGGAGGAATTTAATTATGACATGGATAGGATGGAATCCGTACGCTGAGTTCTGGTCAAGACTAGCCGCTAACCCAGCCAAGCAGGCTCAAGCAGCAATGGAAGCTATGCAACCGCAGGAATTCCGTCCTGCAAAGGCTTCTGTGCCTTTTACCAATACACCGGCAAGGGCATCTTCTACTTTTGTAAGGAATATTCGTTATCTGCCGAATTCCCAAGTTTCATTGGTACGTTTAGGCAATAATCCTTATTGGTATAGGATGACTCCGCGTATGTTGGCACAATGGCTGAACTCCGAGAGTCTCGGTCGATATTATAACAATTACATCAAATTGAGAGGTTAAGTTTATGTCAAAAATTACAATCCGCGATATTATTGTCAATGCATGCGATGCGGCTCGCTTGGTCAACAGAAACCAGCCAATTCCGGGAAATATTTTCCTCTCTGCATATACAATGTTGCAAAGACGCTTGGACAGTTACAGCAATACGCACTTACTTTCGTTTACGCAAAAAGAAGCTAACATTGACACGTCTAAGAAGGAAATTATCTTTGGTAAATTCGTGCCGAAACAGGATGTCACCGTCATTTATATTGATGAACCGATTGCTAACTATGACCCGAACGATTATGACAATGGTGTGTTCCTCTTTAATAAGGAAGAACGCCATGGTTGGAGAGTCTATCAGGCTTTGAGTGTTGCTAAGACATTTGTAGATGTTGGTGACGCAAAGAACATATTTGAGATTTATCCAGATGTCGAGCTCGATGACCTGCACGAAATTCTCAAATGTTACGTGAACGGCAATGAAGATTATGATAGATGGATTGAATTGTCATTTGTCGCATTCGAAGATTTCTATGACCGTGCTTACGGCTGCGGTGTCTATACTGTCAATATCAAGAGTGACGACGAGCAAATCCTAAAGGTCAAAGAACCGGTAACATTCCAGAAGCTAAAAATAATTTACACTGCACCATTCGATTTCGATGCTGACACAGAGTTGAATATTCCACGCCAATTTATCGCATTGTTCACTGCAGGTCTCACATATGACTTGGCAACAGCTTATCCTCGTCTCGGTGACTCCACTGTTGCAATGTTGAAGCAACGCCTCGATGAGCTTGAAGAGAATGTCAGAACCTCTTCCTCTGTCAATAAGTTCATTGGCCGTGAGATTAGCTGGAGAGGCATGACATATGCGGACTTCAAGAACGGAACATTCTTAATTTAAGGGGAGACAATGGGAATCATACAGAATATTGTTGGTCCTTGGAGTAAATCAAATATCAGAATCGCCAACCTTTCTGAAAGTATCAACATGTACCCAGAAACTCAGGGTAAAGGTGCTGCAGCTGACAGCATTCTCCGCAGTATTATGGGCACAGAGAACTTTGTGGACATTGAGGGCGAATGTCGAGGACTATACGAGGCAGACAAGGGACCAGACGGTTTCCCAGTATTGTTTGCCGTATTTGGCCCTAAACTCTATATTATCATGGAAGGCACGCCTTATGAAATTTACAGTTCGCTAACAAACTTTAACACACCAGTTCATATGTGCCAGACTGGTGGTTCTCATCCGCATTTGATTGTGGTTGACGGTGCAAACGTTGTTGCGGTCGACACAACTCTTGACCTCGAGAATATGCGAAATGATGTTCGCACAATTCAGTTGCCATACAGAGTAAATTCTGATTCACAGAGAATTGTGCCTACTCACTGTGCATATCTCTATAACTACTTAATCGTCAATGACAGCGGGACCGATGCATTCTATACTTCTTATCAATATCCATTTGAAACAGAAAATGATTTGGGTCAGATAGACTATGACCTCTTCATGGTAAATTCTGTACAATATAAAGATTTCGGATTTATAACATATTCA